TCGCCCTTTTCTAAACCGTAAACAAGAATTGTAGGCATTGTAGGCACTCCATTTAGTTGTTGAAGGCTTCATTTTACACGATTCTCTTACACTGTCAACACCTACATGTAAAAGAAATATGTAACAGAGTGTAACTTGACGCCAGTGCGTTTGTGGGTGACGTTGGGCGGCTTGTGGGTAGCGGTTTTGGCGTGGGATGACTTACGCGGGAAGCCAGTAGCGGCAAGGCTTTGAACCGTTTGTAAGTCGTGTAGGTAGTTGTTTAAATATAGTGGGAAAAGGAAGTGTTTAAAAAATAGGCAATATGGGGTAGACCTCTTGCAAACTACCGGAAACATAACTTACATGACTTACACCGTGCACCCACGCAAAAATCCCCGCGCATGATGCGTAAGCAATGTAAGTCATGACCTAATAACCGCATGGCTTGCGTAATTGATGACCTACATGACCTACATAGCTAATGGGGTATGGCACTTGGCAAACCATGACCCACATAGCCCACATGACCCCCGCGGTTCAATGTTAATGGCCGCTAACTAAAAAAGAGGAATCCTATCGGGGGAGGGGGTAGGGCCGACGGCAAAGGGCCTGCTGTAACGGAGCGTCCGCAGACAATTTTTTTGCAACCTAATTTTTGTAAAAGATTTTTTGATTTTTATTTTTTGATATAAACTCCAAGCACGCATTCACGCGGCCATACAACTTATGAGTTTCCATTCACTGCCACTTGTCATCAACGAGATACGCGCCACCGAGGCGGTGCTTAACCGTATCTATGACGCAGCCAAGCTCGGGCTAAAAGGCGACAACCTTGCACTGGCCGCTGGCATGCTGCCCAAAGCCTATCGGCAGTTGTGCGAAATGGATTCCATCGCTGAGATAGCCGAACAAAAGGGCCGCGCTGATGGCGAGCTGACCGCTTCCAAACAACTGCACAAGGCAGCCGAGCAGGGCGACGCTAAAGCGTCATTGGCAATCTTGCAAAACGTCCACGGTTGGGTCGCCAAGCAGTCCATCACTGTCGACGTTGACCAGCGCATATCAATCATCGGCGCACTGGCCGAGGCCGAACGCCGCGCCGCTGACGTGGTGGACGTCATCGCCCACGAACCCAGCCCCGCGCTCACCGCACGGCCAGCACCAAACAAAAAACAAAATGCAAACCACACGCTACTCGGCTGAAGACGAACAGGAACTGATGGCGCGGCTGTGGGCACCGCAGTACAAGGACAACCCGCTGGCGTTTGTGAAGTTTGTATTTCCGTGGGGCGTGCAGGGCACGCCACTGGAGAACTTTGACGGCCCGCGCAAATGGCAGCGCGAGGTGCTGCAAGAGATTGCAGTTCAAATACAAAAAAATAAAGGCCAGATTGACTTCAACACGCTAAGGCACGCGGCCTCGTCAGGCCGCGGTATTGGTAAGTCGGCGTTGGTCAGTTGGATCGTCATCTGGATGCTGTCCACCAGAATTGGCTCAACGACCATCGTGTCGGCTAACTCAGAAAGCCAGCTGCGCTCAATCACATGGGCCGAGATTACCAAGTGGCTGGCGATGTCACTCAACAGCCATTGGTTTGAAGTCTCAGCCACCAGATTGATGCCGGCTAAGTGGCTGACCGAACTGGTCGAGCGCGACTTGAAAAAAGGCACGCGCTACTGGGGCGTTGAAGGGCGGCTGTGGTCGGCAGAGAATCCGGACGCTTACGCGGGTGTGCACAACTTTGACGGTGTGATGGTAATCTTTGACGAGGCTTCGGGTATTGACGACGCCATTTGGGCGGTGACGGCTGGTTTCTTTACTGAGAACACGCCCAACCGGTTCTGGTTGGCGTTCTCTAACCCGCGGCGCAATACGGGCTACTTCTACGAGACGTTTCACAGCAAGCGTGAGTTCTGGACGACTAAGGTGATAGACGCCCGCACGGTTGAGGGGACGGACAAGCAGGTCTACCAGCAGATCATCGACGAATACGGGCCGGACTCCAGTCAAGCGCACGTTGAGGTGTACGGCGAGTTCCCCAACGCGGGCGATGATCAGTTCATCTCAAGTTTGGTCGTGGATGACGCCATGAAACGGCCACTGTATAAAGACCCAAGCGCGCCGATAGTGATCGGGGTGGACCCCGCGCGGTTTGGGGCGGACGCGACGGTGATCGCGGTTAGGCAAGGGCGGGACATCGTGAAGATCATCCGGCACAGGGGCGACGACACGATGACGGTGGTTGGGCACGTGATTGAGGCGATTGAAGAATACAAACCGGCGATGGTGTTTATTGACGAGGGCGGACTGGGCGCGGGGATTGTGGATCGGCTGAAAGAGCAGCGGTTTAAGATCAAGGGCGTGAACTTCGGCTGGAAGTCCAAGAATCCGGCCATGTATGGCAACATGCGGGCGCAGATTTGGGGCGAGATGCGTGAGTGGCTTAAAAGCGCCAGCATACCCAACGACAGGTTTTTGAAAACTGACCTGATCTCGCCTATGATGAAGCCGGACTCCAAAGGCTCAATATTTTTGGAGTCTAAAAAGGACATGAAGGCGCGCGGTATTGCGTCTCCAGATGCTGCGGATGCGATAGCGCTCACGTTCTCGTATCCTGTAGCTAGTCGCGGGGAGTATAATTCCCGCACCGAGCGCCGCGTCGTGTCTGAACGCGGTATGGTCGCAACTTCTTGGATGGGGTCTTAAATGCCACTCGTTAAATCTAAATCATCCGCGGCTTTCCGCAAAAACGTAGCCGCTGAAGTCAAAGCTGGCAAACCGGTCAAGCAGGCCGTGGCCATCGCGTATTCCGTCAAGCGCGAAGCCCCAAAACCAAAGGCCAAAAAATGAAAGTTACTACATCTGCCCGCAAAGCAATGCCCAAATCTGAGTTTGGTATGCCAGGCTCACGCTCATATCCGATGCCTGATAAAGCGCACGCTGTCAACGCCAAAGCACGCGCTACTCAGCAAGTCAAGGCGGGTAATTTGTCGCCTTCGTCCAAAGCGAAAATTGACGCCAAAGCCAACAAAATTATCAAGAAAAAATGATGCTTCGCGCACTACAAAACTGCCTGCTAATCGAGCGCGATGTTGAAAAGCACGCATTTTTTGGAATTGCCGGTTGGTGAAAAATTAGGCACTGGTGTGGTACTATCCGCTGGACCTGACTGCATTACGCTAAAAGTCGGAGATCGCGTATACTTCGACGTAGGGCAAGAATTCACATATGACCGCAAGGACTACGTAGTCATGCGCGAACCTCACGTTTTAGGGGTCTTTAATGGCTGATCCAACCGGAATGGTCGCCGCGGCTAACGTAGCTGCCGGTGGCAAACCACTAAAAAGCGACTCAGACATTCTGACGGTCGCTCGCAGCCGCCTCGACATGGCCGTATCGGCGTTGGCCGAATCCCGCGAAGATGAAATTGACGACCTGCGCTTTTACGCTGGCTCACCGGACAACCACTGGCAGTGGCCTGCTGATGTCCTCGCCACTCGCGGCGCGGTCCAAGGGCAGACCATCAATGCTCGGCCCACGCTGACGATTAACAAGCTGCCCCAGCACGTGCGCCAAGTCACCAACGACATGCGCCAAAACCGCCCAGGCGCGAAGGTCATTCCCGTGGATGACAACGCCGACATCGAAGTGGCAGACATTTTCAACGGCATGATCCGGCACATCGAGTACATCTCGGATGCGGACGTGGCCTATGACACCGCCTGTGAGAACCAAGTGTCCTACGGCGAGGGTTACATCACCCTGATGACCGAGTATTGCGACGAAAACACGTTCGATCAGGACATCAAGATTGGCCGCGTGCGCAACAGCTTCTCGGTTTACATGGACCCGCTGATCCAAGACCCCACTGGCGCGGACGCCAAGTGGTGTTTTATCACCGAAGACCTGACCAAAGCCGAATACGAGCGTCAGTACCCCGATGCAGCCCCCATTTCGACCTTGCAATCGCTTGGTGTGGGCGATCAGTCGATCAGCAACTGGCTGAACGAAGACACAGTGCGTATCGCTGGCTACTATTACATCGATTACGACAAAACAACCCTGAATTTGTACCCTGGCAACACCACGGCATTCGAGGGCACGCCCGAAGACAAGGCTTTGAAGGCCATGTACGGCAAACCCAAGCGCAATCGGGTGTCCGAGCGCCCTCGGGTCAAGTACTGCAAGATCAACGGCTACGAAATTCTTGAAGAAAAAGAGTGGGCTGGCAAATGGATTCCCGTTATTCGCGTGGTTGGCAACGAATTTGAGGTCGATGGCCGTCTGTACGTCTCTGGCTTGGTGCGTAACGCCAAAGATGCCCAGCGCATGTACAACTACTGGGTGTCCCAAGAGGCAGAAATGCTTGCTTTGGCCCCCAAAGCGCCGTTTATCGGCTACGGTGGCCAGTTTGAAGGCTACGAAGACAAGTGGAAGACCGCCAACACGAACAACTGGCCTTATTTGGAGGTCAATCCGGACGTTACAGACGGTTCTGGAAGCATCCTGCCACTACCCCAGCGTGCACAACCTCCAATGGCTTCCAGCGGCCTCCTGCAAGCCAAATCGGGCGCTTCTGAAGACATCAAGTCCACCACCGGCCAATATAACGCCAGTTTGGGCATGGGTTCCAATGAAAGAAGCGGTAAAGCCATCTTGGCGCGCCAGCGTGAAAGCGATGTGGGCACGTATCACTACGGTGACAACCTCACCCGCGCCGTGCGTCACGTGGCCCGTCAATTGGTGGACCTGATTCCTAAAATTTACGACACCCAGCGCATCGCCCGAATCATCGGTGAAGACGGCGAAACCAAAATGGTCAAGATCAACCCAGATCAGGCCGAGCCAGTCAACCAGATCGTTGACCAGCAAGGCATTGTGATTGAGAAAATCTACAACCCTGGCGTTGGCAAGTACGATGTCGTGGCGACCACCGGCCCTGGCTACGCGACCAAGCGTCAGGAAGCCTTGGAGGCAATGGCACAACTGTTGCAGGGCAACCCCCAGCTGTGGCAAGTGGCCGGTGACCTTTTTGTCAAGAACATGGACTGGCCTGGCGCTCAAGAGATGGCCGCACGGTTCAAGAAAACCATCGATCCTAAATTGCTGCAAGACGGCGATGAAGACCCGGCGTTGCAGGCTGCGCAGCAGCAGATGCAGGCAATGGGCCAGGAGATGGAGCAGATGCACCAGATGCTGCAAAACGTGGGCAAGTCCATTGAGATGCAAGACCAAGAGCGCAAAGATTTTGAAGCACAGGTTAAGGCATACGAGGCTGAAACCAAGCGTATTGCTGCCGTGCAGGCGTCCATGTCGCCAGAGCAAATTCAAGACATCGTGATGGGCACTGTCCACGGCATGATTACCTCAGGCGATCTGGTAGGCGAGATGCCTGGCCGTGAACAGAATGAGATGATGCCCGAAAGCGCAGAATACGCACCGCAACAAGGAATGCCACAATGAAAGCCGCTGATTTTTTAGGTCTGTTGTTCTTGGCCCGTGATGTCGCGCACAGTGTTCACCTGAACACCCGCAGCTTTTCCAAGCACACGGCGCTCAACATCTTCTATGACCGCATCATCGACGCTGCTGACGATTTTGCTGAGTCGTACCAAGGCCGCCACGGTTTAATTGGCCCGATCACACTGCATTCGGCCAAGAAAACGGCTAACATCATTGAATTCTTGGAAGACTCGCTCAAGCAGATCGAAGACGCCAGATACGAGGTGGTTGACAAGACTGATATGTCGTTGCAGCAATTGATTGACAACATCATTGAAATCTACCTTCGCACACTCTACAAACTTCGCTTCTTGGCATAAGGAAACATCATGGCTAATTACACCCAAGCTGCCGCCACCACTCAAGTTAAAGTTGGTGCAGGCAAGCTGTTCGGCATCTTTGTGTCAGCGTCTTCAAGCGGCACTTTGACGATCTATGACTCGCCTGCTTCCAGCAACAGCGCTCCCAAAGTTGTCGATACATTTACTGTGAGCGCAAGCACAACTTATTTGAACATCCCCGCAGGTCTGTACTTCAACAAAGGGTTGTATATTGTCCTTGGCGGCAGTTCTGCATCGTTCACAGTCGCATACGAATAAAGGTTCATCATGGCCGTATTTCTCTCCCCTGTGGGCGGCGTTGCGGCCCAGTTCTTTACCAACACCGGCGCTGTACTGACCGGCGGTAAGTTGTACACCTATGCTGCGGGTACG